GATTTTCTTTTATGGCTTCTGGGGTATGTGTAGATATGGCAACAATATCAACTGATTCACGTTTTGGTATATTATCTAAATCTGGTGCAGATGCTAAAAAAATGTTTACAGACAAAGTAGTGCCTATATCAGTCAATTATCCTTTCTTTTTTAAACCAATACAAGACGGTATGGACCGTCCTAAAACCGAACTAGCGTATAGAGTTCCTGCTTCTAAACTTACCAGAAAATCAATACTTAGAACTACAGAAGCCAACGAAGCTCTTACTGGTCTAGATACTACTATTGATTGGAAAAACACAGGTGATAACGCTTATGATGGTGAAAAACTCAAGCTTCTTGTTCACGATGAGTCTGGTAAATGGGAAAGACCTAACAACATTTTAAATAACTGGAGAGTAACAAAAACAACTCTTAGGTTAGGATCAAGAATTATTGGTAAGTGTATGATGGGATCAACTTCAAACGCTTTAGATAAAGGTGGTGATAATTTTAAAGATTTATATTATGACTCAGATATTACACAAAGAAACCGCAACGGACAGACTCGCTCAGGACTCTATTCTTTGTTTATACCTATGGAATGGAACTACGAAGGATACATTGATATGTATGGACTACCTGTATTCGATACGCCAAACAAACCGAAAAAAGGGCCTGATGGATACCCTATTAAAATAGGTGTAATAAATTATTGGGATAATGAAGTTGAAGGTTTAAAACAAGATCAAGACGGTTTAAATGAATTTTATAGACAGTTTCCTCGAACAGAGAAGCATGCTTTTAGAGATGAAACTAAAGAGTCTTTGTTTAACCTTACAAAAATATACGAACAAATAGACTACAACGAAGATACTAAAATGTCTGCAAAAGTAACACAAGGTAGTTTTCAATGGAAAAATGGTATTAAAGATAGTGACGTTGAGTTTATGCCAAATAAAAATGGCAGATTTAAAATAAGCTGGATACCTGAGTTAGGTTTGCAAAATAGGCAGCTAATTAAAAATGGTATGAAACATCCAGGAAACGAACACGTTGGTGCTTTTGGTTGTGATAGTTATGATATATCAGGCACAGTAGATAGGTTAGGTTCTAACGGAGCTTTACATGGTGTTACTAAGTTTTCTATGGAAAATGTACCAGCAAACAGAATTTTTTTAGAATACGTTGCAAGGCCACAAACTGCTGAAATATTTTTTGAAGATGTTTTAATGGCGTTAATTTTTTATGGTATGCCAATACTATGTGAAAATAATAAACCAAGACTTTTGTATTACTTAAAAAGAAGAGGTTATAGAGCGTATTCTATGAACAGGCCAGATAAAATTTATAGCAAACTATCTGTAACAGAAAAAGAAATAGGTGGTATACCTAACTCTAGCGAAGACATTAAACAAGCTCACGCAGCTGCAATTGAGTCTTATATAGAAAACTACGTAGGAATAAAAAATGATAGTTATGGAGATATGTATTTCCAAAGAACATTAGAAGACTGGGCAAAATTTGATATTAATAATAGAACTAAGTTTGATGCTTCTATTTCCTCTGGTTTAGCTATCATGGCATGTAACAGAAATTTATACAAGCCAGTTAAACAAAGAGAAACAAAAAATATAAATCTTGGTATAAAAAGATATAACAACAAAGGACTAAGATCTCAAATAATATAAACACATGATTAATAACGGTATTAAAGGTTCTTTCCCTTCACAAGCAGTAAGTGATGTAGAGAAAATGAGTATGGAGTATGGTTCTAAAATAGGTAGAGCCATAGAACATGAGTGGTTTGGCGGATCTGGAAGTTCAACTAGATATAACACTTCTACTGAATCATTTCACACTTTAAGACTATATGCTAGGGGAGAACAATCTGTAAGAAAATATAAAGATGAGCTATCTATTAATGGTGATTTATCATATTTAAACTTAGACTGGAAACCAGTACCTATTATACCTAAGTTTGTAGATATAGTAGTCAACGGTATGGCAGATAGATCTTATGATATAAAAGCTTATTCACAAGATCCTGCCTCTATACAAGAAAGAACAGATTACGTTAAAAACATAGCAGACGATATGGTTGCTAAAAACTTTAACGATAATGTTGCCAACAACCTAGGTATAGACATGTACAAGACAGATCAATCTAAGTTGCCTGAAACCTCTCAAGAGCTAGAGCTACATATGCAGCTTGATTATAAACAATCAATTGAAATAGCAGAAGAAGAAGCTATTAATAGTGTTTTTGATAAAAACAAGTATGATTTAATTTCAAGAAGGCTAAATAGTGATTTAATGATTTTAGGTATTGGCGCTGTAAAAAGCACTTTTAATAAGTCAGAAGGTATAAAGGTTGAGTACGTAGACCCAGCTAACTTAGTTTATTCCTCTACTGAGTCGCCTTATTTTGATGATATATATTACGTTGGTGAAGTAAAAGATGTTTATTTAAATGATCTTAAAAAAGAGTTTCCACAACTAACTGACGAAGAGTTAAAAAAATACAACTCATACTCTAGTGGGTATCAACAAACAGGTAGCTATAACAACAAGTCACAAGATCAAAACTCTATAAGTGTTTTATATTTTGAATATAAAACCTACATGAACCAAGTTTATAAAATCAAAAAAACATCTAGCGGTGGTTATAAAGCTATAGAAAAAAATGATTCATTTAATCCGCCAGAAAATGAAAGTTTTGAAAAAGTAGATAGAGTTATTGAAGTTATATATTGTGGTACTAAAATATTAGGTAGTGGTGATGATATATTATATTGGGAGCTTAAAAAAAATATGATGCGACCTAAAGCTGATACTACAAAAGCAAGTATGAGCTACGCAATATGTGCGCCAAGAATGTACGAAGGTAGAATAGAGTCTTTAGTAAGTAGGATTACAGGTTTCGCTGATATGATTCAATTGACTCATTTAAAGCTACAACAAGTGTTAGCTAAAGTAGTGCCAGATGGTGTTTACTTAGANGCTGATGCTTTAGCAGAAATAGATTTAGGTAACGGTACAAATTATAATCCACAAGAAGCACTAAANATGTATTTTCAAACTGGGTCTGTAATAGGTAGATCAATGACACAAGATGGCGATATGAACAGAGGTCGTTTACCAATAACTGAACTAAACTCAAATGGTGGTAATAATAAAATAGCATCATTAATACAAACGTATAACTATTACCTTCAAATGATGCGTGATGTTACAGGTTTAAACGAAGCAAGAGATGGCGCTATGCCAGACTCTAACGCTTTAGTAGGTTTACAAAAAATGGCGGCTGCTAATTCAAATACAGCTACTAGACACTTGTTGCAATCAAGCTTATATTTAACGCTAACGATGGCGGAGTGTATTGCTATGAGGGTTTCAGATGTATTAGAATTTTCGCCAACAAAAGAATCTTTTGTAAAAACATTAGGTAAGTTTAACGTAGCTACTTTAGAGGAAATTTCTAATTTACATTTGCACGACTTTGGTATATTTTTAGAGCTAGCTCCTGACGAAGAAGAAAAACAAAAGTTAGAAAATAATATTCAAATAGCGCTACAAAGTGGTCAAGTTTTTCTTGAAGACGCTATTGACATTAGAGAAGTTAGAAACATTAAATTAGCTAATCAATTACTTAAAATACGTAGAAAGCAAAAGCAAGCTAAAGATCAAGAGTTGCAACAACAAAATATACAAGCTCAGTCACAGGCTAACGCTCAAGCTGCTCAACAAGCTACAGAAGCTGAAATGCAAAAGCAACAAGCTTTAGCACAAACAGAAGTACAGATATTACAGTCTAAATCTCAGTTTGATATACAAAAAATGGAAAGAGAAGCTGCTATTAAAAAAGAATTAATGCAGTACGAGTTTGAATTAAACATGCAGTTAAAAGAAAAAGAATTAGAACAAGTTAATAGCAAGGACAAATTTAAAGAAGATCGTAAAGACAAAAGAACAAAAATACAAGCATCACAACAAAGTGAGCTTATCTCGCAAAGAAAAAACAACGCTGCACCTAAAAGTTTTGAATCCGCAGGTATGGATAACTTAGATGGTTTTGGACTAGAACAGTTTGATCCGCGTTAATTATTAATTATTTAATTATATTATATTATGTCACAAGAAGAACAAGTAATTCAAGAGGTTGACAATCAAGAGACTCCGGTCGTAGAAGCTCAACCAGTTAAGGAAGAAATTTCTTACAAAGAAGTAAAAGAAGATGGAACTATTAAGTTAGATTTATCAAAGTTAAACGAATTTCAAAAACAAAATCAAGATGCCGTATCCAAAGAAAGCAATGAAAGCAAAAGTGAAGAAAAAGAAAAAATCGAAGAAAAAGAAAATGAAGAAGTAATAGAGCAACAAACTCTAGAAGAAATAAAAGAAACATCTGTTGAAGTTGAAGAAACTAAAACAGAACAAATTGTTGAGCAAAAACAAGAAGTACCTGTAGCTCCTCAAGTAGAAATACCTGAAGGGCTAGGGGATCTTGTTAAATTCATGCAAGACACTGGTGGTAGTTTAGAAGACTACTCTAGATTAAATGCAGATTATTCAACAATAGATGACAATGCTCTAATTAAAGAGTATTACAAAAACACTAAACCTCATTTAAACAACGAAGAAATTAACTTTTTGTTAGAAGATAATTATTCATTTGATGAGGAAATTGATGAGCCAAGAGATATTAAAAAGAAAAAATTGGCTTTCAAAGAAGAAATTGTAAAAGCAAGAAAACATCTTACTAGTCTAAAGGATCAGTATTACAAGGAAGTCAAGTTGGGTTCTAAGTTGACCGGCGAACAACAAGAAGCAATCGAATTTTACAATAAATACAACAAAGAACAAACTACTGCTAGTGAAGTTCAACAAAAACAGTTTAATCATTTTAAACAAACTACAGATAATCTTTTCAACAATGATTTCAAAGGTTTTGATTTCAACGTAGGTGAAAAGACGTATAGGTACAATGTTAATGATGCTGATAATGTTAAACAAAGCCAAAGCGATATACTAAACTTTGTAGGAGAGTTCCTAGACGAAGGAGGTATGATGAAAAACGCAAAAGGTTATCACAAAGCTTTATATGCTGGTAAAAATATTGACAAAATTGTTAAGCATTTTTATGAGCAAGGTAAAGCTGATGCTATTAAAAAAACCGCTGTTGATTCAAAAAATATTGACATGGGACCAAGAACAGCTAAACCTGTTGTTGATACCGGTGGTATGAAAATAAAAGTATTAGGTGGTGATGATAGTTCTAGGTTGAAATTTAAAATTAGAAAATAAAAACAACTTAAAAACTAAAAAAAAATGGGATTTAACACATCTACAGGATTATTAGGGAGCTACTCTCTAACTCCTATGCCAAGTCCGACTGTAAGCGATCAAAATTATATCGACTTTACGGCTACAGCTACGGCTGGTTGGGCACAACAATACTTACCTGAATTATACGAACAAGAAGTTGAAAGATACGGAAATCGTACAATTGGTGGGTTTTTAAAAATGGTTGGCGCTGAAATGCCAATGGAATCTGATCAAGTAATTTGGTCTGAACAAAATAGATTACACATTGCTTACAAAAACGATGCTGTAACCGCTAATTCTACTGTAGTTATAGCAACTGCATCTGGTATTGTAACTTTAGGATCTGCTTTAGCAAATTCTTTAAGAGTTGGTAATACTGTTGTTATTTGCGACAACGCAACTGGATTAAAAACTATGAAATGTTACGTTTCTGCTGTATCTGGTCAAACGGCTACACTTAAAAGTTACAAAGCTGATGCTTTTACTACTGTTGTAGCTAACGGAGGTGCAATTAACCTTTTTGTATATGGTTCTGAATTTCCTAAAGGCTCTGCCTCTATGGTTGGTGAACTTAAGCCACAATTTACACAGTACAACAACAGACCTTTAATTATGAAAGATCATTTCAAAATTGACGGTTCTGATACTGCTCAAATTGGATGGGTTGAA